GGTCTATGTTAATGCTGTTCCGCGCCATCGTGCACCAGTTTAATTTCTCCCGATTTGATTCCATGGGCACACATCTCGAGGCCTTCCCGCTGCTCCGGCGTCATGCTCACCATTATGTCGAATATGGAATCGAACTGCAGGGTGTCCGCCAGCTTCACCTGCTCTTTGAAGTGCTTGCGCCCTTCCGGTGATAGCCGGTCGTTCATAGCTGACATGCACCAGGATAACTTGGTGATCATCTGCCGGGCAAAGTCTTTTCCACCTTGCGGCACTTCCGGGCTTTTGGCCACGGCCGTGAAATAGGTGTGTGCGTTTTGGATATGAAAGAAGGCTTTGGCAATGTTGAAGGTGTCCTGCCGGGTAAGTTTGTTCATGGCTTTTTGAATTTTGATTTTTTCAATCCCAGGTCTCGGGCGGCAGCATCGTTTACCTCTATCTGGCCGTTACAGTGATTGCATACAGCCATCCAGTTACTTTCATCCATCAGCAGTTCGACGGATGATTTGCCTTTCAGGTGGTGAACGCCTTCTGCGTTACCGGTGCAGCCTGGGAGCTGCGCCTGGCACCGCTTACCTTTCCAGAAGGGGCGCGACTTTTTCGCATACTCCCGGTTCTGCGCTTCCCGCTTTTCAGATACCTGTGCAATTTTATTTGGCTCCGGTTTTTCGGCTGGCGGCTTCTGTCCGTTTTTCAGAGCCCGCCGGTATTCGAGGTAACTCATGGTTTCTTTTTTGATATTTCATTAATAAGTCTGTCCGCATCTGCAATGCCGGCGCTGTAACCTTCCTGCCAGATTTTTTCGATGTAGATATCCAGGTCTACATCTATTTCCGAAGGCCGACCGTCAATGATTTTCACGATCCCTAACCGAAGGAGTTTTTTTATTACTTCCCGATGTAGGTGTGCATTGGTTTTAGAACCTGATTCTTTCAGTGGTAGGGTCTCTGCTGGGTACTCGTCACGCTCTTTCTTAGCCATCTTAATCCCTTTTGGTATGCCTTGGCAGTATCTCCATTTTTTCAGTCTTAAACATGGCATCGTACTGGTCAGCGACGTACACCTGTCCTTTCTTTTCTCCCTTGTAATACCGAACACCGTTCTTGGTATATTCACCGGTGATCACTGGTTTGACTTGTTTGGGCCGATCGATAATAAAGTTTGTTGTTGTTCCGACCCGGTCGCGTTTTGATATCTTTTGCATATGGTTTTGTTTTAAAAAGGTTCATCGGTATTGAAGCCATCGTCGAAGCTGGGCGCTTTGGACACCGGGCGCCAGTTGCCGGTACCGGGAAATGTTGGCGCATCGTCCACCCATTCCTCGAACTTCTGAATATGCAGCAGGGCGCGCAGCTTCACTGTATCCAGGGTACCGTTGCGGTGTTTGGCTATGCGTACATGTGTCTCCCCGCGGGTGCTCTCGCCGTGCTCGTTATTCATCACATCGTAATATTCAGGGCGGTACAGGAACATCACCATGTCGGCATCCTGTTCAATGGCGCCGGATTCCCGCAGGTCGCTGAGCTGGGGCATCTTGCTTTCTTTCCTGGTCTCTACCGCCCTGGATAACTGGCTAAGGGCGATAATAGGCACGTTCAACTCTTTGGCCAGGCTTTTCAGGTTACGTGAAATGGTGCTGATTTCCTGCTCCCTATTACCGCCGCGTTCCTTGGAGCCTGACATCAGCTGCAGGTAGTCGATAATGATCAGGCCCACTTTGTGTTTGTTCACCAGCCGCCGGGCTTTGGCGCGGAACTCGAATATGTTCAGTGCTGCGGAATCGTCTATATACAGCGGCATCCTTTCCAGCCGATGTAGGCCTTTGCTGTGTAATGTCACGTACTCCGTATCCTCCATGCGGCCACGGCTGATTTTCTCCAACAGCACACCGCTTTCTGCACTCAGGATACGCTGCACCAACTGGGGCGAACTCATTTCCAGGGAAAAAAATGCTACCGGTGTCGGCCTCGTGTGGAACATTGCAGCATTCCTTGCCAGGTTGAGCGCGAATGCGGTTTTACCAACTGCAGGGCGTGCTGCCAGGATGATCAGATCGGAGGCCTGCCAGCCATTTGTGAGCCGGTCCAGTTTCGGGAAGCCACTGGGCACACCTGATAAGTCCTCGTTGCTGTTGCGCAGGGTATCAATCCTGTTTATGACCTTTACGCCCACTGCCTGCACCGATTCAAAGTTTTTCTTCACATGGTCATTCGCGATACTGAACACTTTGGTTTCGACATCGTCGATAAGGTCGAACACGTCCACTGATTCATCATACCCATCGGTAACCATCTCGCCGCCGATGCGGATTATCTCTCGCTGCAGGTATTTCTCCACCAGCAGGCGGGCATGGCTTTCCAGGCTGGCTGTGGATACGACAGCATTTGTCAGCTGGGTGATGTAGAAGGGGCCGCCCACTATGTCCAAGGCTTCGCAGCGTTTCAGCTCCTGCACCACTGTAATGATATCAATGGGCACGCTCTTCTGCGCCAGGGTAACGAATGCCCGGTATATCAGGCGGTGTGCCTCCATGTAGAAGCTTTCTTCATTCAGTATCTCGCTGACGCGGTCGAATGCGGATTTTTCCAGCATTATGGCGCCGAGCACTGATACTTCCAGTTCCTTTGACTGTGGCGGAACTTTACCATAGACCATAGTATCAAGGTCAACAGCCGGCTTTTGTCGTTTTTTCTTCTGCTCCATTTATCGTTTATCCTCCATTCGTTTCCAGTTCATAATTGTGTAATAGGCGCTGCGATTTTTTTTGCGCAGGTTTCGCCAGTTGTGCATCGCGAGCAGCAGCGCCCGGATTTCGTCGCTTTTTGGATATTTCTGCTTCAGCTTAGTGTATTGTTCAAGGGTGAACGGCTCGTCCATTTTCGACACCTCTGGCGCATACTTGGCAATCCAGGTGGTGAAGTTTTCAAACCCCGCCCTATCTTCATCCGAGAATGTGGATGCGGATGCCGCGTCAGCGGTACTCTCTTCTTCTTTCTTTACTTTATTCTCTTTATTAGTTTCGTTCCGCTCGCGTTCCGCTGGTGTTCCGCTAGTGTTATCAACATTGTTCCATTCTTCGTTCCGCGATTCTTCTGTAACTCTTTCCTGTTCTGCATTTGGCGTGTTCCGTCCGTGTTCCGTTCTGCGTTCCGATATTACTTTTCCGCCATTATACATTTCGTAATTATTAATGATAACAATGCTTTGGCCGAATATTTTCCGTCGGGTAATCATTCCTTCTGCTTCCAAAAGCTCAATGAACCGGAGTACTTTACCATTACCCCAATTCCATCGTTGGGCTAGGAACCTCACACTCGCAACGAGTTCGCCTCTATTCCATGTTATCACCTTTGTACCAATCAGCGCTTTGCCCTGCGAAACCTCAAATCGTGCGGACTGCAGTAAGTCCAGCCATGCTTCGGCCTTCGAGTACACGCGGTCTTCTAACCAGAATGAGTGATTGAAAAACCGCCTGTTGATTGGCATGTAGTTAGTAAGTCCGTTTTTGTTGGGGGTCATAAGGTATCCTTGTTAAAAAATATCCTGCTGCTGACTTTTCAATAATGCATCCTCTTTTTTAATCGTGCTGTCCACATCCCATTCCAGGGCTTTCTTTTTCTGCCGTTCCAGCTGGGATAAAGCCTTTGTCTTATCCCATTCCCGCTGATAGCCTCTCATGAGCTTCACTTTAGCCAGCAAGTGCAGGTACCGGCGTTTGTAATCTTCGTTTGTCATACGGCTGATTTTAAAGTGTCGAATAAGGTGGGTATGGCCGCCTGCTCTTCTGCAGCCTTGCAGTATGCCGCCCCGTCCAGGAAGTAAGCCGGATTTAACTCAAACCCGATACCGAATCGCTTTAACTTAATGGCTCGGAATGGTACCGTCATGAGGCCGCCAAACGGGTCCAGTACGATATCACCAGGGTTTGAAAACTGGATGATACACCGGTCGGCAATATCGAACTGCATCGGGCAGATGTGCATCTCTTTGCCTTTACTCCACTGGCTGCCATTCAGTGTAAGCATGCGTGTTACGTCCGTCCAAACTTCTTCTGTCCAGCTCTGCGGCTGTAGCAACATAAAACTGGAAGGGAGTTTACCGGCTAATTCCAGGTTCTCCGCGATCTGCACGACCTGCTCGAAGTCCCACACCTCATTCAGGGAGTACTCCCTGAACAATTTGAAGATTACATCGTGATCGAGCTGGGCCACTTCCTGCGGGTCCAGAAGCCTGTCACCAGCGCTGCGCGTAAATCCATGGGCATCCATCTGCCAGCGGGCACGGCTATAGCGTTTCTTTGACTTCACTACCGGGATGTCTGCATAAGCATTGGAATTGTCGGTAGGCGGCTTGCGGAACAACAACAGATACTCAGGCATGCCCACCCCCATCTTGCTGCCGTCCTTGCACTGCTCACTCCAACCCAGGCGGTAGGTCTGCGCGTTTTCCCGAACCACATCCGTAACAATGGTTTTCATGCCGATAAAGGCGAACCCGTGTTTGGTATAGTGGTTAATGCAATCTATGTGGAAGGGATATACCGTTTGGAACCCCATCCCGTTGAGGCCACCAGGTATGATTCGGTCTTTCACGTGGATAACAGCCAGGCGGCCAGGCATCAGGCACCGGTATAGTTCCGGGGTGAGGTAATCCATCTGCTGAAAAAACTCTTCGTTGTTCTGTGAATGCCCGAAGTCGGCATAGTTGGGTGAATACTCGTACTGCGTGCTGAATGGTATTGATGTCAATATATGGCCCACAGTGTTTGTGCCCATCCGTTTTGTTTCCGGCACATTGTCGTTGTTCACCACCAGGAAGCGGTTACCGCGTACCTCTACACGTTCAACACCCATTTTTCGGGTAAGATGCTGCGCCATGGCGACATGGGAAAGGCCGTATTTTTTCACGATATCAAGCATTTTCTGAATCATTTTATTGTGCTGTGCCCAGCGGCGTTCCAGTAGCTTACGTACGCCACGCTCTGCCTCGGTGTATATCAGGTCTATCCGTACCTGGTTTTGTTGCAGGAAGCGTAACAGGCGGTGAATTGATTGGATGAAGTCATTAAACTTGAAGCCTATGCCCAGGTAGATTGCCCAGGAGCAGTGCCGCTGGAAGTTGCACCCGGAACCAGCGATTACCGGTTTGGCTGCTAACTCGCGGAACAGTCCGTCTGAAAAGTCAAGAATGCATTTTTCCCGCTCTTCCAAGTCCTGCGAACCGTAGATGCTGACAACATCAGGAATGGCGTTTTCAATAGCGATCCGTTCAGCTTCCAGGTCATGCCAGATGATACGGTGTGCCGCCGGGTTCTCTGCGCGCAGTTCCATCATTTTCGCAATACGGGTATTCAAGCTATCGCGTTTTTCCCTGGATGCATCCTGTATGCCCAATGAGGCATCGCGGAATAGCTTGCCCTGGCCATTCTTTTCCTTACCTGCGTTGCTGTGATCACTGGGCAGCTCGTGCCAGCGGATATCCAGGGGAGGCATTTCATAGCCCAAATCATCAGCTGGATTACCGGTAAGGTCTGATGGCTTGGTGACGAACAGTGCCCAGGAAGCAACCCACAGCCAGAATTCTTCTTCTTTATGCGGATGCAGCGTCAGCTGGTCGGCCTTGGTACTGTCGCGCTTAAAGAACCTGGTTTTGGCTTGGGAGATATCCATAACACCCAGGAAGTCGGCATATGCCAGTAATTCGATGTATTCGTTCGGTGCCGGCGTGGCCGTGGCCACGAAGCGATACGGGACACATTCTGTTCCGCGACGGTCCCCTTTTGGGCCTTCATCACCGGTAAATAATCGCATGAACTCCCTGAATGTTTTACTGCCACCGAAGCCGCGAAGTATTGAAGCTTCATCCAGTGAAGCCACATTGAATGTACGCGGGTCCAGTTTGCCATCACGCACTGATTCATAATTGGTCAGGTATATGCCTGTTGGTCCTGCTTCCTCTGTGCGGCGGATGAATGTGGGAGCCTGGGCCCATCCCAACAGTTTAACTGCATCGCGTTTAAATTCCTGAATGACGCCCAGGGGTGCTATAATCAGACCACGGCCGCCTGTATGCTTCAGTGTAAGTCGTACTGTTTCCAGCTGTGTCACCGTCTTGTGCAGGCCAAATGATGCAAAGCAGGCTTTCCTGCCGCCTTCGACCAGCCATTTAACCATGAGCTTGTTGTGCGGTTTTAAAACCGGATTAACATCGGAATCATTCACCTGGAACCCTACTGATTGCGCCAGCCGAACCTTGCTTTTCAAAAAGTCTTCGTACGTCTTCATGCTACTTCTTTGTGAATGTTACGTTTGTAAGATGACGTCCATTGTTCATGATCGAGTGTAGCCCGGGCTTTTCTTCCACTATCCGCATGGTCTCAATCTTTCCGAAGAGGGCTATATTACCACCCAGGTCAACCACCCATCCAGTCTTTTCCGTGCCATCTGCATACTTGAATGGCCGCATAACCCGGCCAACGATCTGGTAATAGAGAGCCAGCGACATCGTAGACCTGGCAATCAGCACAGCTTCGAGTGCTGGGTAGTCGAAGCCGGTTGTAAGCACACCAACGTTCACCACACACCGGATACGCCCTGACTTGAACTGGGCTAGTATCCTGTCTCGATCAGCTGCAGGTGTATCACCAGTAAGCAATACGGCGCCGGGCACGGACCTGACTACTTCTTTGGCTTCCTCAATGAGCGAGCAGAAAACAAGCAGGTTGGCTCTCCTCCGCAGGATGCGGATTGCGTAATCGGCTGTCTGCTTCGGCATGTTGATTTGCCGATAATAGGCCCTCAAACTTGCGTCGCTGAAGTCGGTACCCGAGGAATTGACCTGAATCATATCCCTATTGATCACATCGAAGGAGAAGTATTCCAGCTTAGCCAGGTGCCCAGCATTAAACAGTACATCGTTCTGAACGTAATACAGTACCTTATTAAAGACCTTTGGCCGGGTCCTGGTGATAAACTTCAGCATGGCGCCTTCAAAACCATTGGTGAGCCTGTAAGGGGTAGCTGTGAGGCCCAGGACCTTTGCCCCTTCAATGCTGTTGATAAAGTCCAGGTACATGCCACTGTCAGAACTTACCAGGTGGCACTCATCAATCATGATGTTTTTAAAATCACGGAACAGATGTTTTTTCCTGATCACGCTGCCGATGGTGGCAAACGTTACAGGCTCAACAAACTTGTGCCCGGCAGACGCCGAATATATTCCGGCACGGTACCCGTAGGATGTGTACTTCGCGAAATTCTGCACCAGTATCTCTTTGGATGGCTGGAAAATCAGGGTTTTGTTTTCCAGCCCCATGGTAGTATGAGCAATAACTACGCTTTTGCCTGAGCCGGTGGGGAGAATGTTTATTGCGTTAAACTTCTTTTTGCTCTTAAAGAAGGCAATGTTCGCTGCAATGGCCTCTGCCTGATATGGTCGTGGTGCGAAACTCATACTGCAGCGTTTGCGAAGTCTTCGTCCAATGATTCGTTTTCGTCACGCTCAACATCTTTCTGGTTAAACAGGTTCGTCTGGTTGGGATCAGGTTTCGTTTCTTCATCCTGTTCTTCCAGGGTTCCTTTCCCTCCATGATACTGTTCCACTTCGTATCTGGCATGATTGATTGCCGCTTTCAGCTCATTATGCCATAGATACGAGGATGATTTGTCCAGTGCCACTTTCGGGGATTCCAGAATGAACCGGCCGCTCCCGCTTACCATTTTGGTACCGATAAGCACGACCCCTTCATTTTCATCCTTTCCCTGAATCTTGAAACCTGTAACCGTGTACAACCATGTGAAATCGTGATTGTGTAAGCTGTCAATATCAGTTATTTCAACACCTGCGTGCTTGAATACATCATCTATGACGGCCAAGTGGACATTTAGTTTTGCAAACGCTTTGTACAGGTCGTCGTGCGCGATAAGCTTTCTTTTCTTATGAATGGTAATCTCGCCACGTTCCACACCGGTAAGGTGTTCCAAATTGAATGTGCAATAACCATCATCAAGTTGAGCACTTATAACATGGAAGGGCTTTTTTTCTTTCTCGAAGATTGCTTCCACAACCTCTTCGGATACTGTAAGTTTTTTTCTTGCCATATAGTTGGTTTGTTTAGATGAATTGTCCGGGTATAGGGTCTGGTATTACGAGGTTTAGATACTCTGCAGCCCACTGTTTGATACCTTCCAGATATGCATTGAACTGCATTGTATTCAATGTGGTAGTGGTCAGCTTCCTTTTTTCAAGTAGGGTGAGTGTTTCGCTCTCAACTATATGTTGAGCCAGAAACTGTTCCTTCATTGCGTTGTGCGCATCCAATTCTGTTTTTATTGAACTGTCGCCGGTGGCGTATAATCCCCGCTGAACCAAGGGAACCACCACACCCCAATAATAGGCGTTCTGATCCAGGGAGCGGACGCGGTGCGGTTCCAAGATTAACCGGTACTGACCATCGGCAAGTTTGTTGAATGCCTCTGCAGCATGCTGCCGGTTTTGTATTTTCCCACCTTTAATATGGACTATCAGTTCGGGCATATCAAAACGGGTATAGGTTAAAGTTGT